GCCAAAGCAGCTAGGTCACGTGACTCGAATGCACGACCACGATGCAAGACAGCAGCAACCTGCTTGTCTGCGGTGATCTTGCCTGGGGTTAGCGAAGAGCTGTCAGTTAGACGCTCAAAATCACCAACAAGGTTTGCGGTGTAAAAAGGGACTTGCACGAAGTCTCCACCACCCTCTGCAGCGTTCAACTCCGCCATTGGCTGAACAACACCGCTAGCCAAAAAGGCGTCACGAAGTGTTGTCTGCTCAATTACATACGGGGTGAACACCTCAGGAATGATAATGTCGCTCCTAAGAGTCGCCATCTGTCAAAAAAGAGAATGTTTACGGTGTGGGCGTAACCCGATTGGCGCGGCGTAGCTTTGCCATTAGGTCACATACTAACGGTTGGCTGCGTTTTTCAACCTTTCGTACATGTCACGATCAGTTTTAAATAACCGTGATTGTTCTGTGAGGTTGAACGTTTCTTTGCTGAACGGATTTTTAATCCCGGCAACAGAATCACTTGAAGCACGCCCAGAAGGCGCTCCACTGCCTTGAGGCTTGGGTTGCTTTTGCATCCAAGCTGGCAAAGTTTTGGCCCATTCACCGACAGGCGTTCGCTGATAGCCATCAACAACCACAACGGTGCCATCAGGTTCACGCTCGATTTGTTCACTGGTCAACTTGGTTTTTAAAATCAAGTCAGGGTCATGAACAACGTCGGCCAAAGCGCTGACAGCAGGCGTAATTAGCTCCAGCTCACGAACACGCGCTTCGAGTTCTGAAATGCGCTTGTCCTTCTCCGCCGTCGCCTCACGGAATTGCTGCTCCAAAGCTTGTCGAGCTTCCCCGTACTTACCTTGCTTTTCCAGATTTTCTTGTTCCGCTTTGGCTTTGAAATCCAGTAACTCCTGAACATCAACGCCATCAGGAATTGCCTTGGTCTTTTTTAACTTGCCAATTAGTTCGTGGTTTTTGCGCTCTAGCGCTTCAACGCTGCCTTTTAGTGACTCAAGTTCAACGTTGTTTTGAGGTTCAGAAGACGTAGTCTCTTGAATTTGCTCTTCAGACATGTGCAACCCGTAGGGCTTATTTGCCTCTAAAGGTTATCAGCTCCATTTCGATTTGTTTGCCCAATATGCGGCACTTGTTTTCCCCTTGGCAATATTTTTCGCATGACGCGCTTTAAAAGACGCACGCTTTGCCTTATCCGCCGCTGATTCGCCCTTGCGCGGGGGCTTTGTCTTAGCGCCCTGCATCCCAAAACGTATGAGCTTCGGGCTGCCTTTAATGCTGACCACAACAGCGTGTGATTTGCCGCTCGAATGATTCGGCGTCTTAATTGGCTTGTCGTAGCCCTCAAACGTATGACCACCACGTTTGATGATCATTTGCCTTTTGGCGCCGCCTTCAACTGAGAACGGCGCTTGAGTACAGGGCCTCCAGTGCTTTCTGATTTGATCCGCACAACAGGATCAGCATCAGTGCCGACACGAGTAATCGTGCCACCGCTTGGCCCTTTGACTGATGCACGCTTGCCACCGCTACCGGTGACAACGCCAAAGGTCCGCTTACCCTGGTAAACCCAGCTAACGCGAGAACCCTTCTTCACTTCTTCTTCGCTCCTTTTTTTTTCTTAGGAGCAGGCTTCTGAGGCTTCTTTGGGCCGGAGTAGCTAGGCATTACAAAAGCACGATTACAATCAGATTACTCAACCACACTCTCTTGTGAAACCACTGATCGATAACGCTGGAGGCATGACGGTGGATCAGTTGCGCAAAATTATTGGCCGGATCCCTCCGGTAGACAATGACGGGAACGAAGCCAGAGTTTTTGCCGTCTGCGGCAACTTACAAACCTCCCCAATAAAAATCGCCACCCTTGACGAGGATGGCGACTTTTTGCTTGTTCCGACCTTTTGGCAAGAAGTAATGGAAAGCGTTGAAAGCTGGGAAGAATTTACCGGCTAACTACTTTTTCTTCTTTCCGTAGCCTGAACGCTTTGCCGCTGACTGCTTGCGCGATTGACTCTTTCTGAATGTGCTTGTTTTAGTGAAAGAACCGCCCTTACGGGCTACTGCGGCTTTTCTGCGTGCGCCTTCTTTCTTTTTATAAGCAGCTTTAGCCGCCCGGCCAGCCTTTGCGCTCTTGCCCCCACCCTTTCCAGATTTTTGGAAGGAAAGATCAGACTTGCGGGGCTTTTTTGACTTACTTTTTCCGCCACCGCCAGTGCCAGAAAAGCGGCCTTTCTTATCTCGGCTGTAACGTCTAGCCATGCGACAAGCTGCCCGTAATTATTTTTACGGTAACACAGCCTGCCGCAATAGGGTCAGTCTTCCTCCTTGGCTGCTGCTTTCTTGGCTACAGCTTTTTTCGTGCCGGGCTTTTTAGGCGGGCAAGACAGCGGCGGTGCTTCTTCAGTTTCAATCGTCAGCTTGAACCTGCTGTGTAGCTGCATTGATCGCATCCCTTAGCAACAACAAAAGGGTAACGCTTCTTTTGCTCTTGGTCACTTGCGCTTACGCTTGCCGCGCTTGCCTGCTTCCTTGAATGCGATTGCTGCTGCTTGTGACCGGCTCTTGCCTTCCTTGATCAGCTTGCGGATATTTTGCGAAATAATCTGTTGACTGCCGCCACGTTTAAGAGGCACCGTATTTTGCCTGCAAGTTTTTTAACGTTAGTTCTGACCCGTCATTGCTGACAAACTTTCGGATCGCAACATCGCCTGATTCACCTTTCTTCAAAAGGCTGCGGAATACATCACCCTTGCCCTTGCCGCCTAAGGCTTCATTCTGTTGCTGCACTGTTCTGTTCTTCAACCAATTCCCATATTGTTGATCGACAGGAACAAGGCCACCAAGTGCCGCACGCTTGCCACGCTGTTGCACGTCGCCTTCTGCTTCTGCTCTAGTAACAAATATGATCCGCGATCGACAACCGAAATGCTGTGGCGGCTCTGGCCCCTTGCCAAATTTAAAAACTTGGCCGTCAAGTGATTGGCAAATAGCAGTTGTTTTTAAATCCAAAACCGCTCTGTACCGATATGCCGAAATTACATCTTGATTGGCGGCAAAAACCTGATTGTCTACCGTGTTACTCACCTGCGTGACAGACGTTCTGACCAACGCTCGAATCTGTGCGTCAGAAAGCGTTGTCAACGTGCCGCCTTTTGCTGCAGTGCGGGCAATGTCTGCAGCGTCATTGAAACGCAAATCACCGCGTAAACGCTTGACCATGTCTCGCATATTTTCACCGGTCAACATCCCGTCTTGAACAGTCACTCGAAACTTTGCGGCTGATGTTTCAGCAAGTTGACGGAACGACGTGTTCAATGTCTTGCCATTAGGTAGAACAAGGGCTGACCCTTTCGCCGCGTCAAGCCTGACTTTGCCTGGTGCCACGCCTTCAATCTGTCCCTGCAAGTCCCGTTGGAATACAGCCGCATTCAGATCTGTGGGGTCATCCATCACAAGAGCCTTGGCGAAATCTGGCGTAATTTCAACGCTGCGAACACCAGGCACTAATTCTGGCTTCACTACATTCTTAATTTGTTGAACGATAAATTCGTCTTCCAGCAAGGCAAGCCCTTGCAGTTCTTGCATTAAATAAACGCTGCTATCCCCAGCCCAAGTAGCCAAGCTTTCTTTTATTTGCAGCAGCAACGCATTAAGCCGCGCCGCTTCCCTTGGGTTCAAGGAACCAATGTTATTCAGCTTGCTAGCAGCATCAACAATAATGTTGTTGTAAGCCCGCATCACATTTAAAGCGACGTGATTGCTGTAGCGGTTTAGATCAATTGCCTGCCTGTAAAAGGCTTCAGGTTCGCTCATTTTTCATAGATGCCAAGGGCTTGGGCTTCTTCAATACAAACAACAGAAGCATCAGCGCCAAGCTTTAAGGCGTTATTCAAGATTGACGTAAATTCCGCCACGACATCTTTGTCATAAATAGCAATACTGCTTTCAGTTACGGCGCAAACCTTGCCGTCCAAATACCAAGTCAGTCGGATGACTGCAAAATACTGATTGGCAAGCCTGTCGTGTGAATAAAAGAACTCTCGGGCTGATGGGGCTTCTTCTTTGGGCTTGCGCAAATCATCCAGCCAACTCATCGTTTACCTCCGGTTCACCTTCAGGCATTGTGACTTCCTGCTCTGGGACTGGCTGCGGTGTTTCTAGTAAACCGCCAGCCTGCGTCGCTTCAAGCTCGGCTTCAACATCAAAATCATCACCAAGAACTTCGCCCGCTTCAAGCTGCAGCAACAACGTTTCTTGTGTCACCGTGCCAGCGGTGTAAAGCTGCAACAACGCTTGAATCTCTTGTGGCTCAAGTCTTGCGCTCATAAAGTCACGATTGACAAGGCTGCTGCCAGCTTGTGATTCCTGCATGAAATCAGCGTGAAACCGCAGGCAGTTGTCAATCATGTCTTGCATCTGCTGGGCCAAGACCATCATCGTGCTGTCGCCTTGACTGCGATCAATCCTTTTTGATTCGGCAGTTTCTGCTGCAAGCTTTGCACCCATCACAGCAGCAAGGCCAAGGTCATTGATCTGCGAAACAATCTGGTCAAGCCTGCGAAACTGTGCGTCATAACTGTTGCCTTGTGGTTCTATATAGCTTGCAGAAGCCCCTTCTGGAAGGCTGATTGCTTCGCCTGGCCCTGCACTGATCTCTTCAGCAGACTGCGGGAATCCGAATAGGGCTAGTAATGGAACAGCGCTTATATGCAGTTGGTTCGAAAGATCAGATTGAACCTGATAGTGCTGCAGGTTTAGCTCTGCAATATCAGCCAGCGGTGGGAATGACTCTAAAACGCCAACACGGTTTGAGTACGCAACGCTGAACGGGATCTCGCTCAAGCTTGTCGTGCCTTCATCCGTAAGGCTAAAGTCACCTTTTTGGTCTTTTTGAAAGATTTCAAATGCGCCAGGGGTTAGGACACGCACTTGCTCTACTTGTTTTTCTCCGTACAAGCCATCAGCAACAACAACCTTTTCAAATAATCGAAGCTGCGAAAGCTTCTGTGCGCCATCAGCTAATTCAGTGCGAAAACCTAATATATCTCTTGGCGAGTAAGAAATCCAATAAGGACGGCCAGTGTCGCCAGATTTTGGCGCATCAACAAGAACGCCAACATGCCCGTAACGAATGCAAATCCTAGCTGTGGAATAAAGCCAACTCTGTAAATCGTTGCCTTGCAAATCAACGTCAAATAATTGTTCGCGAATTTGATCAGAAACGTCGTCAAGCCTGACTGGTTTGCGCGTCAACATCCCAGCTAACATGCGCTCAAGCCTGACGTAGTAAGGCGCAAGAACAGAACGCCGCAGCCTGTTGTCATAAGCCTCGTCTAATTCTCTTGGCTCTTGTGGCAAGAATTTGCGATGGCCTTTTCTAATTTTGTATGTCCCGCCAAGCAAATGTTCAATCAATCCCCAATGCGGCTCTTGATTAACCCAAGCCGTACTGGGGTCGTTTACCTGAGTGACGTTGCCTACGCGTTGACGGCCACCAGAAAAGCCTGAATACACAGTTAAATCCCGCCCGATACCACAGTTTAGTAGAGCCTAATGCCAGTACCCCGCCCAGCACGCGCATGAATCATGCTGAAGTCGCGGTAGACAAGATAACCAAGGGCATCATTCATGTGGTCATAACCCGCGTCTTTATCGGGAACACCGGCCTCGGTGTAACTCTGCAGCTCTAAACATTCGATCGTTCGTTTGCAATTTGCGGCGACTTGTAATCTGACTTCGCCCTTTCCGTTTTCCAGCAAAGCT